CGTCATGTCCAGCATCATCCACTCCAACTGTTAAAGCTCCAATAAGAGTAGCTCCAACCGTACTGGTATTTACTGTTAATACAGCAGTACCATCAGCCTTTGATACCTCAAAAGCATTCGCATCATCACCGCCTGGTATTACTTCTACCTTATTTGTTGCTAATTTTAAACCAAATGTGGTGCCATTATCACCATCTTTTATACTTAATAAGTTATTGCCATTACCACCACCATCAGTATCTACGTGTAGTAATTGCTCATAACTACTTGCTATTGTTTGTGCTCCTAAAGCTGCCATAATATTTTCCTATTCATAATTCTTAAATTATATCTTGCCATTTTCGTTGTTCATTTGTCCATATGTCGTTAATGGATGTCCATAAATCTCTTGTCAGTCTAGCGGTTTGGGTTACTACTGAACGTAGTGTATTAGAAATAGATAACACTACCAATCACCTTGATAAGCTACTATTGTACCACTTGCTAATCTATAACCAGTCCATCTTCCAAATATAGTCATACCTTGCGGAAATGTATTACTTGTATCAATTGCATCTCCATTGCCACTAGCTGTTCCTATATAAGAAGAATCTACTGGCGTTAATGTTGTAAATGTTGTGTCTTCTATAAATTGAATTGCTACAACTTTTTTACCTGTTATATTATCAGTACCATCTTCAAAGATTGCACCTAAATGACCTACTGTTTCGGTAACATTTAAAGCTCCAGTTTTTGTTACTTGCAATGAAGCATAATCACCATCGGAACCACCAAGAGCTTCTAATACATCGTTCCTAACCGCAAGAGCCATAACACCGGTATCTCCAGAGCTATGAGCTGCGTCTTCTTCTTTACCAAGATTAGTAGCTCCTGTACCCGGCACAATACTTGTAACATCTACATCTCCAATGTCTACACCACTATTAGCTGCCAATTTACCGATAGCTGCACTACCAGCAGGTAAGGATGCAACAACATCAACTTGTAATTCGTTACCAGATGCTATTGAGTTGTCTAATAAAGCGAGTGAAGCTGCTATTGCATCTAATACTGCATTATCAGTAGAACTAAGATTAGCGGTTACAGTACCATCTACAGTTATTGCATTACCACCGTCAGCTATATGCACCGCTCCATCTGCATCTAGCGCTACTGCTCCTACATCACCATCCCCTAATGTCCTACCAGATGAATCGTAACGACCACCAACTAATACCGGGTTACCTGCTACTGCTGCATTCTCTGCTGCATCCCCTACTACCTCTATTGTACTGGTTGAAGCTGGTAATGAAGCCACCTCTACATACAATGCTCCAGATGCATTCATTTGAAATGGTACATAATCTCCATCCGCTCCACCTAAAGCTGCTAAGGTATCATTACGTACACCTAATATAAAATTACCAGTATCCGCACTGGTATGAGCTGAATCTTCAGCGTACTCAGCGCCTGCTACAATATCTACCTGTAGTCCGGTTTCTGCTGAATTTAAAACCTTGTTTAATATTTCATGTGCTTGATACTTGTGTAAGTCTGCCATAATTCTTTCCTAATTTTTATGTAAAATCTGTCATATAGATACGCCTGTCTCCACCAGTCTTATCTCGTTTTTGCATTCCATGTTTCTTAACGGCCTCATTCCATTTACCCTCATGCATTCCAGCTAAATTCATACTAACACCAGAAACGTTAGCATCGCTAGTTGTACCGGCTTTATCTTGATAGAGTCTTGCTTTTACGTAATCTATAATACTGTTATGAAACACATTATCAACATCAGGTGTATCTGTAATAGCCGATACCGCATTTGGCTCTGACTGATAATGAATCAATACTCCATTAGTAACTGCTTCATCTATAGGTTTGTATTGTCCGTACTTTGAATGGGTACTACCACTGGTCTCCCCCTTTAAAGTAACAATAGCTAAATGATTTCCTTTAATAAACCATGCTATATAATCTTCTGGGTATTTATATGAACTTGCCATTAATCTATATCCATTGTTGGTATTTCGCCGCTAACTAACCGGGGTATCTTTACATAATCTCCACTAGAGTCCATAAAGTCTACCCTGAAAACTTTGTTTATCTCTACACCAGCATTGCTATCACTTAATGTATACCATTGCTGGTCTGCTACCGTTGTTGCTTTCGCATACTCTATTTTAGTAGCATACTTCCCAAGTTCAACAATAGCTTCATTTATGAGATTCATAATATATGTTTCAGGTGCATCTGGAAATGCTTGCCTAACTCTTGATATAATCTTTTTTACTGTTAAACTATGTACTGCCATTAATCAGAGTCCTTTCCAAGTAATCCAATTTGCTTCCAAGTTCTAGTCTCATCTTCCCAATCGTTGGCAGTCATGTCAGACCAACTGCCGGGCAATACCCATGTGGTAGATGTATCTAATGTTACCAAGGTAAATGAAGGTGATGTATTTAGAGTAACCCCTGTCCAGCTTGGTGATGTATTAAGTGTTACTATTGTAAATGCCATTACTTGCCCCTCATTAACTGAATACCTCTATCGTAATCAGCTTGTAATTTTGCTTGTTGGGCTTGATACCATTTATACTTTTGTTCTTCTCTCTGCATTCTGGTATTGGCTTCAGCAACATATCCTTGTGCTTGAGAAATATAACCGGTTGCAGCTTGAAGATATGGCGCCACTCCCTCTAATTCTAATCTATATGAACCCATAAGTACATTAATTTCAGCAATCGCTGCATTAGCCCTCGCTAATTCTTGCTGCGCCACTGATAAAGTAACATTTGCTTGAGCTATTCTACTCTGTCCTTCTTGTCCTCTCGCAGCCGATGCTTGCTGGTATGCACTAGCATAAGCTAATCTAGCTTGAATTTCACTACCATATGCCTGAGCCTCAGATAAAGAAGCATTAACTTCTTTTACTCTCATATCACCGATAGCAGTCCATTCTGATAAATGCATTTGGGCTCTTTGTATTTCTGTACTTGCTATTGATAAAGCAGATTGTACTAATTCTGTATCTTCAGCCGCTAGAGCTCCATAAGCATCAGTTGTGGCGCTAGGCTGGTTGCTGTTTATAACATCTTCAGCATTATCTATAGCAGCTTTTACTCTTGTAAGTTGAGAACTTGCAGCTGTAAAAGTATCTGAATCACCAAACACAGAGCTGGCAGAAGCTTCCATTGTATCAATCGAGGCCTCAGCGGCTTCTATTGCGTTTTTCATAGCCGTCAAAGCTGTAGCAATGTCTCCTGAAGTTGGGTCGTTTGTAAGAATAGCTTCCCCATCTGCTAAATGAGCTTGCATCCCATCAAGAGCTGCATTTACATCTAATAAATTCTGTGCTACATCATAAGCTGCATCAGGCTTATTGTTATCTATTAAGTTTGTAGCATAAACCAACGCATCTCTTACCACTGTAAATCTTTTATTTGTATTATCCCACAACTCTGTAGTGTCATCAATATCGCCAATAGAAGTATAAAAAGCATCTACTTTTCCCTGAGCCGTACTAATAATATCATCCGCTTTATTTAATTCAGTTGTAATAGCTCCTAATGCTGTAGTATCAATAGCGGTAAGAGTCATCATACCACTCATATTTTGTTGTAGTGCTTTTATCGCAGCATAAAGAGTAACAAGATACTCCGCTTCATTTGGAAAATTGGTAATAGCACTTAAACTACTTGCATCTAAAGCAGATGCCTGACTATAAGTAGGAACAGATGCTAGTTTATTACCACTTCCTCCAGAAGGTAGTATACTAAACTTACCATCTTGGATATAATATACCGGGTCTGTTGCTGTTGCATATTCCATGTCGCTGCTATCAGCTGCTCTTCCCCTTTTTCTTGATTGTATATAACGACAAGGCTGGTCTATTGTTCCATCATTCCTTGTCATAGATATAACCTTATGGCCTTCAGATGCGGTTGTACCAGATGTAACTGTTGTTTCTTCTGCTATACGGTCAAGCATAGAACGAGACATAGCATTAATAACCTCATTAGCTCCTTCTGTTATAAAAGAGTCTAATGCGGTCTCATCGCTAAATGTACCTACAAGGTCTACTACTTGTGCGCTAAACGTTGCCACGTACTACTCCACCTTTTGATTCAATATCTTCACCCATTGTTGTTTCCGTAAATTGAATTTGGTCTTTTCTTATAGCTGTTGCAAAACCGGGATGCCTTATAATAATTGCAGGGGCATATAAAGGCTCGTTTGCCCTTTTGCCGCAACTACGACAATAAAACCAACCCTCTGAATTGTCTTCTTTGCAATGTTGACAGGACATTAAGCCCCACCAACCACCATGGTAAGTATTCTGTCACCAGCTAATTGAGTGTGAGATATAGATAAAATCTTATTATTGGTTGAATCTAAAGTGTCAATATAATCTTTTATATCTCTTGCCATTGAACCAACATCGCCAGTTTCTATCCCGGGATTACCGGGGTGAATAAATACTTTTACTTTTACATTGTCATAAACAGCCATACTGTCTCCAATTGTTTAAAAATTCTTAGGATGTCCGGGGTCAGCCCTTTATACGACCAACCCCACAGTATCCAAATCTGTTTACCCTTAGTTATTCGGGTTATGATGCAAAGAGCATAGTGCCTGTTGCTGCGCCATTTGTAACGCCAGCGTCTGGACTCCACTTACCTGCCTGTACATACCATTTTCCATCGGTTTCGCAAACAAATTCAACGGTAGAACCATGTGAATATATGTTTACAGAATCGTTAGTTGGTGTAAAGACTAGGCTTGTTTCATCAGCCGCTGAAACATCATAAGTAATTAAATTACTTGAAGATGTTGGCATAACGCATCCGGTTTCCCAAACGTCGCTACCAGCACAGTCAAATGTCAAGACAGCAGTGCCACCTCTTGGGTCGTCTTTAAAGTTATACACTAGCTTAGAACCAGCAATCGCCGCTGGCAAAGTAGCTGTAACAGCTGATGCACCAGTATAAGTTGGCGAGTTAATTTGGTTGTTTACAAGTGTACAAGCATTACCAGACACCGTAGGTGCGCCTACAGTCATACCATGATAACTACCAATAGTGCCCTCAACGTGCGCTATTTGGTATTTACCACTACTCTTGTTTATTCTATCAGCTTTCATTATTCATTATCTCCTATAACTTATGGATTACTAGATTCAAAGTTAAATAGAGCATGAGCTTCTGGAAGAGAAACCTCAAGACCTGATTCAGTTAGAATCATGTCTTTACGTAAATCTTCATCAGCTGACTGCACATTTGTCATAATGTGTGTGTCTCTGTTGACACCATTTCCAATAAGTGGACGATAAGCTACGTTATCAAGGTCAACTAAACACATATATGGTGCAGCATGACCTCTAAATAGAGGCTCTTTAACTAATGTTAAATCACCATGAATTGTTTCAACCTTCATTACTTTGTGCCCATAAGAACCTTTTTCCTGTGCAAACATTGGATGGCTTGCATGGTAGGCGCTTGATAGGAAAGTACTTGAGCTTCCCAACTTATTAAAAAATGTAACTACAGGGAGTGAACATAGAGCAAGCTTTGCTTGGCTTCCACCACGTGCAGGGTCAAAAACCACCTCAAGGTCTGCTAACAACGCATCGTAGGTCATCTGACCATCGGTACGAGTAGAGAAATAACCCTTATCTTCTGTATAAGAAAGAACAGCGTTATCTTTGATTTGAGATTGTGAGTTTTTGATTATATGACCAACAATACCATCGGTATAGTTGATACTATTTACACTTGCGGAATTTCCAAAAAGCATAGCTCTTTCAATATCCACCTTATGTTCGCGAAGTTTCAAGTTCCAAATTCTATCCCATTCACTAGCATAGCCACGGTAAACCGTTGCTCTTGCAGTGTTAGTAAGTTCACAGGCTGTCTTAAAAATCTGACAATACCCAGTACCATTATCTAATTCACGAGACCAAGAATCAGGAGAACCCGAACCCTCTTCGAATGCAGTTCCGATTACAGTACATTTATCACCGTCTACACCAGCAGTTGTGCCGCCAGACGCTGCATCAATTGTACGACCAGTAAAAGTGGTTTCTGTACTACCCTGAACAGGCGCGCTTTCGATTCGTACGATAGCGGTTTCAGGATGATTAGTACTACCATCGGTTTCGCCTACAGCGAATACCATGCCTTTAATAAGCCAACCGGGAGCAGCACCTGCGCCATCATCAACAGTATACGTAAGTGTACTGTTTTGAGCTGGGACAGTATGTGATGCGTCCAAGGAAAAGCTTCTCTCAGACATTTGTATCTTATTACGGTCTTTTAACCATCGGAACTGGGGGTCGTCCGTTGGAACTTTAGCGACCTTAGATAGGTACACAAAGAACGGAGATTCATCAGGGGCTAAATCAGCAACTCTGTCACTGAAATTATATAACCGCCTTGATGGAATCGTGCTCGATATGACCGAACCGGGTTCACCAAACTTTAACGGGCCGGGATTATTATATGTTGCCATATTATATATCCTTCCTCAGTTTTGTTGTTTTAAAGTACGCTACTACGGCTTCCAGCATTCATAATGCCATCCCACATCTTATTTTCTTCAGATTTGGGAGAGCTTGGAGCTCCTCCTTGGAGGACTCCAGCTGTACGAGGCTGGTTCTGAGCAGCTTTCACTGCTTCAGCCGTCTCGGGGGCGTTACCTTTTTTGTTAACGTCCCTATATAGCTTTACCAGATTCGATAACCCAACGTGTTCTTTAGGTTGCGTAACAAAACCCATAAACTCATTGATATCACCATCTGACATCTTGTATGTATTTCGTAACTCATTAACCGTGTTGTTGTATGTTATCTCCTCTGTCATCTGTCGTTTCTGCTCACCCAACGCATTGCTCACCACATTATTCATCATCTGGACATCTTGGCCCATTCTGAATTTAAATGATGGCGACTCTGGGTTGTAATAAGCATCCCAAGGGTTAAAATCCTCAGCAGGTAAACCTTGCTGAGCTTGTTGCTGGGGTTGTTGTTGTTGGGGTTGTCCGTTCAAGTTCTTCTGTAAGACTTCCACTAAATCAGGTCTTGATTCTAATAAATCACCAAGAGGTTCAAGCCTTTTAAGCTTATCATTCTCTGCTTGGGTTCTATCATACATTGACTGGAATTTGCGGGCTTCGACTTCCCACTCATTCGCTGGAATCGTTTCGCTTTCGGTTTCAACTTCTGGAGCTGAAAAATCTACTTGCTCTTCTGATTCAACGCCTTCCGCTGATTCAACATATTGTTCATCAGCTTCTGCTCTTACTTCTTCAACTATACTTGGGCCACCATCAACCAAACCATCAGCTTGGGGTACGGCCTCTGTCTGTGTATTGTCCATATATTCTCCTTAATAGATGTCTCTATGCCTCTGGAGTAGAACCAGCATCTTTTACAGTAGATGCCAATTTCTCCGCTTCGAGCTTCACCTTGTTTTGTAGATTGTTTAACTGAACTCTTCTATCAGC